CTCCTGTTGTGCACTAAAGCACTGACTACCTTACCTGTCGTACACCTCGGTGTCGTGCAGGGGGCGGTCCAGTAACCCACCTAACAATCAAAATGTGGACTGTTGGTGGAGTGGGCGACTACCTAAGTTTTAATGGTGAATGGTAACCAACCAATGCGAAAGCTAGTGAACTCCTGACTTTTCTGGTTTTTGTTAGTACCAACTGATACTCTTTCGGATTAGATCATGGGCAGAGCGAGCATGGCGGCATCCTCTAATGCCGGGAACCCTGCTCGGGCAATCCACCCTAATCCCTCCTCAACGGTTGAGGCCACGCCCTCCTCGGCCGTGGTTGCCAAATCTTTGCCCTTGCCTAAGATTGTGGCACCACCGACGCCAGCAGCGCCGCCTTCGACGACGTCTTCTACTGTTACGCCCGGTGGCTTACCTTCGCCTGCCTTGACAGAATTGCGTGCCTTCACCTTTGATTGCGTTGATGCAATTTGAGGGTTGGACGGCGAGACTGTGGCTAGAGCGCGGTGTGGTGTGTCGTTGAGTAGGCTAACACTGCCTGTTGTTGGCTGAAACACTTTAGCGTGGTATAGGCCATTTGCTGTGACCCGGAAAACCGGAGCAATGGTTGCATCAAACGGCGCGATGGTAATGGAATAGTTCATCAAAGATGGCTCGAGGGCATTTGAGTCCTCGCCTTCAATGACGACACCAGTCGCATGGGCACCGGGCACGTGATACAAAAACGAACTGGACGGCGGAACGGGTCCGCCTACGTCTCCTTGGAATCGCTTGTTGTTAAAGACGGCCTTATTACAAGCCATTGGAACGATCCGCAAGTCAAGTGTCCCTGACTTGCAGACATGTACGGTCGAATGTGGCAATCCTGTAGCCGCCATCGCATCTGGTGATGACACTTGAAGCCCGTTGTTGATCTCGTCGTAGGACAGAAACTGCCCACCATCGTGCAYACGCGTGATGGTGGCCATGAATCCAGTCTTGAGACTGACCGCAACTTGCTTAATTGTCACATGTAATCCATCAAACGACATCTTATAAGAGCCATTTGTGTATTCCAAGCCAGAGTTTGATGTGTTCGGCACTTGGTTCTGCATTGCGATATTATGTGGCGCGGCCACTGCACCAGTGCCCATGAGGGGAGCATTGGAGCTAGCGGCTGGGTAATCGAACCACAAATTCGTATTGATCACCGTGGATTCACGTCCCGTAGTGTGTTCCCAGAAGCCAAGAGCCATAGCGTTAAACAGTGAGTACTCGGGAGACAGGACAAGCGTTATGTTGTTGCCTGCTGCCGTTGACATCCCGAATTGCGCACGCGTGTGGTATGTAGCACACGCAAACGAATCATCGGAACTGTATGATAGGGGTAGCTTAGGTACGCTCCCATGTAGGAAGCCCAGATAGCCACCATCTGTCACACGCACTGTCTTACGTTTTGACTTTGGTCCTTTAGTCTTGGTTTGTTTCAGCTTCTTCTCAAGCTGTGTCTTTTCCTTCTTTAAGGAAGTAATCTGAATTTGCTCTTTTCGAGTCATCTTCTTGTTGATAACACGCGGTTTGGTTGAGGCCGGTGATTAAAGCTCCTGATGTGTTGATTCACAAAAAGGAGTAGGGGAACGCGTGACTAAAGCCTCGAGATCCCCAGGGGGGTTTGCCAACATCTCGTCGATTTTGATGTTCTTCACAATTGCTTTGGCGATGGCGATTTGTTGTGTTGGAGTCACATTAAAAGCCATGTAAAAACTGGTCCTCGCAGCCAGCGTAGCTTCGCGGTAATAGCGATTCATGCCGGCGGCAAGCTGGAACATGCCTGTCTCTAGACTAATGTCGTTCCAATTTTGCTTAGCGTGTTGATTCGTGATAGATATCAGGTGTCTGTAGAAATCTTGATAGATGGGGATACCCCCGGCGAGTGCTAACCCACATGCTCCAATTGCATTGTAATATGTGTGAGCACACTTCCCATCCAATGATTTTACTGATAGGCAGTCCTTGTAGAATGCGTCGGGCCAATTGCGCACCATGATCCATCTCCAGCCATCAAACACTGGGTGTGTTTGACAGAATTCGATGTGTTCAAAGATGTACACTGGTTCCTCAACTTGAATGGTGAACCCCAGGGGGGGAAACACCTCTCGGATGAGGTCTGACAAAGTTTGTAGGCTTGAACGTTCGCAAAAGAACACAACGTCATCACCATTATTGATGAAGTCGATGTGCCTCGTGGAGAGTTGTATGAGATGGATACACATACAACACATGAGCAGGATATTGCCAAGCGACGTGTTCATGTCGCCAGAACAACGCCCACCGTTGTGCTGATAATTTATCTTGCCATCACGGAGGAACCCCACACCAGTCGTTTGTAACTGATGTCGGAGCAACTCGCGGAGGTGATCGCAATCATAGATTGAATTGTAGAACCCATGTTCAAACTCAAGCGCGTCAACGCTTACGTGTTGATCAAACCTTTTAGCATCGATACCCACGGCCACTGGATCTGAAAATTGTGACCATTTTGCGTGCATGACTTTGCCGGTTTGTTCCGCATTCAGTCCCTTGGCAACCACATGTGTTGGTATGGGGAACTGCAGATCGTCCTTGACAAATCTGTTGAGAGCGGCGTATACTGGTTTTTCCAGCGGTTTTAGATACAGTCCTAGCGCAATATTGAATTCCATGGATCTCGGAGAGATGAGACGCGGAACGAACAACATCAAGGATTTGAGTGTCTTTTCGGCCTTCACAAAAGCTTTAATTCGTGACCACCAGGTGTAAGCCTTGGCAGTCCACCTTATCTTTGCAAACTCCTGGGCAGCGCGCGTGTAGGTTGCTCGTTGACGAGGCCTTACGCGACTGAGGAATGTTGCCACTGTCCACGGTTGGCGTGGTTGCTCAGTGAGGTACTCCACCAGTTTGGCTCGTAGCGAATGCATCTGTGAGTATGCACCCGACACAGGCTTCTGAGGTGTGGAACCCTGAGCATCAGTGTAGAATAGGCGTAGAAATATTGCGGAAGTGAGGTTGTGGACACTTGCGTTTGGAACGTGCATGAAGCGACCGCAGCCGGAGATCGCTATCTGATATACACGCCGCGCCCGAGCTGGTAAGCCCGTGTACCTGACGCGGAATTGGCTGCCCTCAGGCACCACGGTTGGGAGTGGTACCCGGCAGTTGGTGCCTGCACTTACGTGCAAGCCCCAGCCCTATTTTTCAACGGCTGGCACAGCAGCAATCGCCGCCGCCATATCGCCTGTGGGTGTCTGCACAGCAGCTTGGTCGAACGCTGAGGGAACGAGAGCTACGGTCGCAGCGACCAGCCGGAGGGCCGCAATGGCCTGACTGGTCATGGGTACACCCACGGGGTCAATGTCGTGATCCGTACAAAACTTGTGTCGAGTTTTAGACGACCCGACGTTTTGCTGAGCCCAGTAGGCTAGCGTAACGGCGTTTTCGTTTCGTTTGGACTGGTCACGTACCATTGAGTCAAACCCGGGAGCGTGCGCGCGGATGACATTCACGAGCCAAGCAACGGTCTTGCCTGTGTCGTCTGCAATGTTGGCGCGCCCGCCCTGGCGTAACCCCGACAAATCCGATTTCGTAAGCAGGGTGCCAGTTTTGACACCTTGCAAATCGGTTGAGGCGAAGTAATCACCCAGTTCCCTTTGGAACGGGCTTGGCGTCTCCAGGGACTGCTGGCGATACAACAGCTGCTGGTGACGTTTTGCCGGCCTTGGCGGCCGGCTTTGTGTCTGCGGTAGGAGCAGACTCAGCGACAACTTGGCTATCGCTGGTTTTGGCTGGAACTGGTGCAGTGACGGAACCGGTGAACACTGCATCCACACCCATGACGACCTTGAGTAAAAGTCGCCACTGCTTCCGGGGCCAATCCCAGAATGCGTGGGCACTTTGCGCCAACTCACGATCCATGATGAATCGTGTGTTTTCCCACAAGGGGGTGAGGTGATCATTGTCAATCCAACGAGTACAGCGGTGGCAAATGAAGATGCCAGCCACCAAGACGGTGTATAATCCCTCCTGCTGATGCGGGAAGAAGTATCCATGGCCGATGAACCACAAGTTCTCCGCCATGCAATAGCCATTGCAAGGCAGGAAGTAGTGGAACACCCTCCACAGTTGATCGAACACGATAACCCTAACAGCCAGGCAGCCAATCCATTGCTGAAGAGGGCCCGGTAGGAGGCGCAGTCGTCCGGTAACTTGCGCTACAACATTGATAAGCAGCACAAACATCAGGAGCGTCACCCAATTGTCAAACAATGAGTGATAGCTTCCGATGCTCTGCCTATCGTTGATGAGTGCAAGGGCGCGGGTGGAACAAGCGATGGTGAGGCGCTTGCCCAATTCGAGAATGTCTAGTGAGATCATTCTCTTAGTGAATATTTAGTTGTCAAAGACAACAAGGAATCACAGGTA